TATTTCTAAATGCGAAGTTTGTTGGTATATAATTGGTACTACTTGTACAATCATCCTCAACGTTTGGTCTAATTTCTTTTATACCTAAAAACGCATCTCTTCTTGATAGTCCTAGAAAACTCTCAGCGGCCGAAACTTCATAGTGTGATCCTTGAAATGATGATGGGGCGTAAACTTTACCAAAAATAAATTTATAAAAAACATCTTCAGGTATTCCATTATTGTTTGTTCCCAACATTAAATCTAACTTATCTTTTCGATATGTTGTTGCCATAGATGAACCAGTTGTACCACTTGGCCAAGCAATCTTTAAATAATCTTCAAAAACATTAGAAAATTGATAAGTGGTTAATAACTCTTCATCGTACTCACCTAAATTATTTGAGCCGTCAGGATTTTTATTATATTCCCTAATTTGTGGTATTAAATAATTTGCAGTTCCCGTTTTTTGACCATTTGTGTCTAAACTAAATCTAAATCTTGCAACCGCAGTTGTTGGTATTCCTTTGTTAGTGTCGTTAGTTAATTCTTGTTCACCAAACTCATTTGTGTAAACATATTCTAAGTTCATTGGTAACACGACCATTGCCGTTCCGTTTTCATTGATAGTTTCGGTAATGTTATAGTATTGTAATTCGGGATATAAATTACCATCGGTACCATAAACCTTTCTTCCCGTTTGTCTTACACATTCAATTTGACCTGTGGTTGTTTGTAAATTACATTTGTAACCGGTTTTTCTTCTAATAACACCACTTCTCTTAACTGCGTCCGAATCGTCATCAGTAATTGATGATGCAAGTATTAATGATATTGGTTCAATTTTAATACCCGTTTCCGATATGTCAAAATCACTTCTTGTGATTCCAATCTCACACATTTCCTCATTACCCCAAAAAGGATAAACTTGGATTATTTTATCATATGATATGATTTGTGGAAGACCATCAATATCGGTACTCGATTTAAATTTGTAAAATCTATCAAATTCATCGGGACCTCTACCTTTTTTAATAAAATCATATGGTCTTAACGAGAAACAACCAATATCGGATAAGTCTATATCGACGTGTAAACTTTGTTCACCAATTGGTACACCCCATATCATAAAGTCACCAGATTCATTGGTTTTTACCGTGAATCTATAATAACTCTCATAAACCTCTAAAACTTCTTCTCTTGTTAATATGTCCGATTGGTCGGGAAATGTTCCAACAGGTGTGTGTCCTCCGTGTTGTTGTCTTTTTGGTAATAGGTTATAACGAATTTTATCGTCATTTCTCATTGTTGTATCCGTATATGGATACAATTTAGATATCACAGGGTCCTCAACATCCGTATCTTTTTGTTTAACGAATATGGAAACTCTTACGTTTGGTATACCAAAACCATCGTTAGCCGTGATTCTTCCACAAACAACTCCGTAATCGGAACACATTGATGTGTATATCTCTTGTTGTGAGAACTTTAAAGACAAAATTTCCAGTACATCGAAATCTTGTTTCAATTCTACCGTAATCTTTTGGTCTTTACCAATATTTGTTGAAATTCTGTGTTTTTGAATCATTCTTATAATAAATAGAAACTAAGCGATTTTCTATTATTATAACTAAAAAACATTTTAAAATGTAGGGTTAACTAAATGTTGACCCTCCCAAAGTTTTAACTCTTATCTTAATATCTTTGTTTGGATATCTTATTTGAAAAATTTGATTGGATTTCATAAAAATAACACTATCTGACTGTCTAATTTGTTTTGTTGTGTTATCAACATATGATTGAGCCGGTTCTGCGGAAGAATAACCACTACCCGTTTTACCAAAAACTCTAATATCAACTACGTTTTCAACACCCGAAACGGTACCAATAATTTTATTTAAAGCACCAACTAATAATGGGTCACCCATTTTTCTTTTTTCAATAGCAAAGAAGTTGGTTACGTCTTCAATTACGGATTTAACAATGTCAGTTTGATTGTCATTTTTATTGATTGTTAAATCAATTTCTAATCCCAAATCAATAACTTCACCCGTCACAACATCAATATAATCATTAATCATTCTATATTCTGAAAGATAAGTTAATATATTGTTTTTCAATGTGTTAGAAACTGTATCGGTTAAATTACCATTTTCGTCATATGATAATAATTTAATACGAATCTTATTATCTTCCTCCATTACATTTACCTTAGCCGGCGCACCATATGTTGATGGCATAGTTTCAATTAATGTTTTATAATCGTTTAATGTAACCGCTCTATTTTGTGCTGAGAAATTATATGAAACCATATTACGAATTTCTTCGATTGTAGGTTGGTCCGCACCACCCACCGCTGGTGTAATATTTGTTACTCTTAATGAGTTAATAGTTTGAGTATTAAAGGTTGAATTAGGACCTGTAACATTAAATTCGACATCATCTACCGTAGATATAACATTAACCCCTAAATTCGAATCTTTACCCCCACCAACACGATATTTTATAAACAACGTAGTGTTCATTTTAGGTATTGCACCTAATGACATATTATTTAAATAACTAGCAAGGTTTACTTTCATATCACCCGTCATATAGTTATCTAAATTGTCCAACGGATTTACCGTTCCTGAACCAAAAGTCACCGAAAAATAACTTTCAGGTGTGTATTCTGTAACAAATTTATTATTCACGTCCAAATATGTTCCAGATTTAAAATTAGACCTATCCGATATACCGGTAGGGTCTGGTATAAAAACTTTATCTTCAATTAAAGATTTTACCTCATACCATTTATTTGTGGTTGATGAGAATTCGGTACTTGTTGGGTTACCCGCAAATGTTGTACCGTCTTTATGTATGATACTTGTAACACCCAAAACATTTTGTTCGGGTAAATAAAGTTTTAGGAATGGTTTTTGGTCAGTTTGATTTATAACTCTTCTAAACACTTTAGTGGTACCGTTAACAACCGCTTCTCTTTTTGTGATTGTATATGATACAATTGTATTATTTGCATCAAAATTTGGTATCTTCAATCTATTAGTTTGACCTTTAATGTTGTATGGTAATGAGAAGTCAATATCTTCAATCGTTTCAAATACTTGTCCCCCACCCGAAACTTGTGCTCCGGCCTTTACTAATCCCAAATAACGTAAATCTTCTTTATCACCATTTACCGGTACATTTATTGAAAAATCACATAGAGCAACCGATGGTCTAACTCCAGGTAATCTAATACCGTATGTTTTTGCAATATGAAACAATGATTGTCTTTGTTGTGCAAAATCCAACATAGTTTCCTGCCAAACTCTATCAATATGAAAGTGTAAGTTGTCCGCAACCGCAGCATTAATATCTAATAAAACTGAATAGATTGATGCATCATTAAAATTCTTAACCAAATCAGGATAATAATCTTTAGTTAAATTAACTAATTCATTTCTTAACCCCGCAAAATCTCTTGTTGCGTATGATATCTTCTTACTCATATTATATGTTTATAATTACAAAATCGGATGTTGAAAAGGCTCCGTTATTAACCGTATATTTTATTTTAACTTTAGCTGTGTATGGTTTGGTAGAATAATCAGAAACCCTAAATAATCTTTCATCTTCCATTTGACTAATTGTCACATCTTGGTCGGGGTCTTCTTCCGCCGATACAATATCAATTGAGTCAATTTCCAAGTTTGGGATGAATTTTTTTACACCTTCTCTTATTTCTTCCTCAATTAATCCAAATGTAACCATATCATTTTGGTCAAAAATATATTCATATATTCTTGTACCAAAATCAGGTAAAAAGTACCTACTACCCTTTTTAGTTAATAAAAGGTGTATTAAATTGGCTCTTACCTCTCTTTCGGGTGTTTCCGTTAAACTAACGTAGTCTCCTTTTAAACTATCCCTAAATGGAAAATCTATACCATATGTAACCATATCAATAAATATAAACTAATATAAAATGGTAATAAATAAAAAATCCCGACCAAAGTCGGGATTAGTTTAATATCTACTTAATCATCTCAATTATTTTTATGAACCACAACCGTCACAATCAAATGGTGAATCTGTTGGTTTTTCAGATGTCATCACCAACTCAGGTGTTTGTTCACTTATTAGGTTGTTATTTGTTGGTACACCAACATTACTAACCGATGATGTTATTTCTACGGGTTTTACTGATGATGTATCCACACCCAACCCTTTTAATGCATCAACCGCGGCTCTTGTTCGTAGGTAATACATACCTGTTTTCAATCCCAATTTCCAACCAAATAGATGTGCAGCAAGTAATTTTGATTTAGTTGCATCTGCAATAAATAAATTCAATGATTGTGATTGGTCAATAAAAATACTTCTATTTGCGGCCATTTGTAAAATTCTTTTTTGAGACATTTCCCAAACGGTCTTATAAACCTCTTTTAATTGGGTAGGGATTTCAGGGATATTTTGAACTGATCCATTCTCCATTATCAATTTCTTCTTAATGTCTTCATTCCACATTCCAAGATTTAACAAGTCATTAACTAAGTGTTTGTTAATCATAATAAATTCACCACTTAATGTTCTACGAGAATATAAGTTCGTTGTGAATGGTTCAAACGCTTCGTTGTTACCTAAAATCTGTGCAGTTGACGCTGTCGGCATTGGTGCAACTAATAATGAGTTTCTAACACCATAGTTTTTAACTTCTTTTCTTAGAGTTTTCCAATCCCAACGACCAGATAAGTCTGAATCTTTTTTACCCCACATTTCAAATTGGAAGATTCCTTTTTCAATTGGTGACCCCGCAATTGTTTCATATGGACCAACTTCTTTTGATAAATCTTTTGATGACGTTAACGCCGCAAAGTAGATTGTTTCAAAAATATCTGTTTGTAATTTATCGGCCGCATCGGACTCAAATGGTAATCCTAATAAACAGAACACATCTGCTAAACCTTGAATACCTAAACCAACTGGTCTGTGTTTAAAGTTTGAACGTTTTGTTTCTTCTGTGGGATAAAAATTTAAATCAATAACATTGTTTAAGTTTCTTACTACTTGATACACAGAACCATATAATACGTCGTGTGAAAATTCACCGTTAATAATATATTTTGGTAATGCTAATGATGCTAAATTACAAACCGCTTGTTCAGTTGGTGAACTATACTCAATAATTTCAGTACATAAGTTCGATGACTTGATGGTACCTAAATTCTTTTGATTTGATTTATAATTGGCAGGGTCTTTATATAACATATAAGGTGTACCTGTTTCAATTTGAGCAGTTAAGATAGCATCCATCAATTTTCTTGCCTTAACTACTTTTCTACCTAAACCTTGTTTTTCATATGATTCATATAGACGAGTAAATGCTTTATTTTCTGGACTATCATATGTGTCAGATAAACCCGGTGCTTCGTCAGGTGAGAATAATGTCCAATCACCATCTTGTTCAACTCGTTGCATAAATAAATCAGGAGTCCACATAGCCAAAAATAAATCCCTTGCTCTCATTTCTTCCTTACCGTGATTTTTTCTTAAATCAATAAAGTCATAAACATCAGCGTGCCAAGGTTCAAGATAAATTGCAAACGAACCTTTACGTTTACCCCCTTGATTAATCCAACGTGCAACTTCATTGTAAGTTTTTAACATCGGTAACAAACCGTCAGATTCTCCACCAGTTCCCTTAATATAAGAACCTTTAGCTCGAACATCGTGTACGTGTAATCCAATACCACCAGCCCACTTAGAAATCTTCGCAACGTCACTGATAGTATCAAACAATCCTTCAATATCATCTCCTTTATTACCAATTAAGAAACAAGATGACATTTGTGGTCTCTTTGTGCCGGCATTAAATAGCGTTGGGGTCGCGTGAGTGTAATAGTGCTGAGATAAGTCATCATAGATTCTTAAAGCCATTTCAACATCACCTTTACAAATACCAACCGCAACTCTCATATAAAGATATTGTGGTCTTTCAACAATACGACCACCAATTTTCATTAGGTAAGAACGTTCCAATGTTTTAATACCAAAGTAATCAAAATCTAAATCACGTTCTTGATGAATTGCACCATCTAAAGCCTCTTTATTG